CATCATAGTTGGTATCATAGCCTGCACCATAGGTTTTTCGGGCATGGCCGGCTGGGCAGACTCTGGCGTGAACAAAGTACAGGAAATCACGCGCTCGGTGAATCAGGAGATGCAATGAAGGCACCAGTAGTCTACATCTATGTAGAAGAAATACAGGGCAGCCTGTTCTGTTGGGAAGAAGAAACCAATCGATTCCTGGGTCAGGGTACGTCGGTGGCGTCATTGTTTCAGCGCCTAAAATCCGACATACCCGACGGCAGCATGGCAGTATTCAAAGCGCACGCTGATCGCGGCGGGCTGCTGCTGGCTGAGCGCGGGCTGGCCGAGTATCAGGCTGAGCAGGACTCTTAATAAAATGCTAATATTATTAAAATGCTAAGAATGCTGAAAGTGCTTGACAATTCGAATCGTGGTGCTATAATAGTAGTATGATGAATGAGAAAGGAACCCAAATGAGAACAGCATTCCAAGGTTTGACAACCCAAGAGATCCGTGAAGTTTCGATGTATGGTTGCACCGAAGCGCAGATGCGCCAAGCCGTAGAGTCGGGTCCAAGTTTTAAATTTTCTGGTCCAGCCATGGTGGTGGCCAGCATGCTGAGTGATGCCCAGGAAATGATCTGCACTGAATACGGCGAGGTAGATTTCAATCGTGCCGAGGATGCACGTCAGCAGATCAACCGAGCCAAGTGGGTATTGTTTACTTATATCATGGACAAGGAGACCGCATAATGAATGACCAGAGCTTGTTAGATGTTCTGTACAATGAGCTCATCAATCTAGATGAGCAGGCTGGTTGCTTTGATGAAGACACCAACCGTTTTATCGACGATCAGCGCGAAAAACTTTTTAAACAAATTGTAGATCTAGAGTTGGAGGCAGCATAATGGGCAAGGTCAAGGCAATGTACATGGACCTAATGGCGGTCCGCAATCATCTAGATTGCTTTAGCAGTGCGGATCTAGAAGCACTGCAGCATCAGATTAGCATCGAATTGATGGAGCGCGATGCTGAACTGCAGGCACGCATCGAAATGGCAGAGCGCGAAGCCGCTTTCCAAAACGGTGAATTGAGTGCTTGACAGACCGATGAAAAGGCTCTATAATAGCAGTTGTAGTATTGTTAATCACACATCACACACTAGGAGTAAGATATGAGTAAATATGTAACCGGTGGCGTTAGCCAGAATCGCAAGGGCACTTGGAAGGTTCGCCATTCAACCCTTAGCATTGAAGACTCAGTTGTTCGTCAGGTCAAGGCCGGCGATGAGCACATCAAGTATGTTGATTTGCCACGTGAAATGAGTCGTGAAGAACTTCCGGTTTATCTGTTGACACTGCCGGAGTTCAGCGGCAATGCTGACTACAAAGCAGTACTGGAGGCAACCATCGTCAAGAAGACTCCCAAGGTCGTCAAGGCCAAGGTAGTGAAGACCAAGATTACCAGCAAGCCAGCTGCCACAGCTGCAGCAAAGAAGGCTGCTTAAGTATTCCCGCAATGGGAGTAGTTGATCTGGACCGGCCCTCGGGTCCAGATCATTTTTATTGTAGAGGCGTATGGAGATAGATACATGACTCTGAATGAGCGTATCCTGAAAACCCTGAAGTCCGGCCAGGCGTATACTGTCGGACAATTGGCTGGCTTGGTTGGTACCACCAAGCCCAGCATCCGCGCTCGCGTCAGCGAACTGCGCAGTGAAGGCCACGCCGTGTATGCCAATACACGAAGTAGCGATGGCAAGACCTTCTACCGTCTAGGTACTCCTAGCCGTGCGATGGTCGCGGCAGCCTATGCTGCCATGGGTAGTGCTGCCTTCGGTCAGTAAACCGAACAAGCGGTTGTGCCACGTTATATAACATAACACATGCGGCAACGCCGGAACCGTAACCGGCACCTATTTTAGAAAAGGAGCAGAGTGTGCGTAATTACTGGAGCTGTACTGATTTCGCAGACTGGATTCGCGGTACAGGTAAACCCTCGGCCGAGACCAGCCAGGGCTGGAGAGCGTGGAATCGAGATGCCAAGACCCTGCATCCCATACGTTACTGGATTGCCGAAGAAGGGCTGGATCTACTGCAGGATGTCATCTATTGGCCTACAGACAGACTACATGCCATTAAATACTACATCAACAATCGCTGGGTCACCCGCACTCACGCTCTGACTGCGCATCCCCGCGACATTAAACCCGGCCAGTGGCAGGATGTTGGATATCGGTTCCTGCCCTGCTTGTTCAATGAGCTGGTGAACTTTGTAGAAGTAGAACTGGCCTGGTGGCATCTGGCCTGGGAAGGCAAAGAGAAGCGCAAAAAATACAACATGCCCTGGTGGGCAGTAGGCTGGTGGCGTGTACGTACCTGGCGGTGTCCTGCTGCGGGTCTGGACAATCTGCGCTGGCAGATGGATCTCAAGCACGACGAAGACTGGATTGGCGCCGACGATCCCAACTATGGTAAACCCACTCTGCAGGCCATGAACGCCAAAGAAATATTCGAACTCTACAATTGGTGGACCAAGATTTATCCCAACCGACCCGATCCCATGGACGCTGGCGGCTGGAGCAGCATCTGTGATGAACGTCGCGAATCTGGTCGAGACTTTTTTGACATCGACGACGACACACCCGAAGAGCATAAACGCAGACATGCAGCACTGGATCTGACGCACAAGATCGAAGAAGACTACGAGGCCGAAGACGAGGCCATGATGATTCGTCTAATCAAAATTCGTCGAGCTCTATGGACTTGACAGAGTGTGCTGAATACTATATACTGGAGGTACGATGAAGATAGTTATCAATGCTGATTGGGGCGGGTTCAGTCTTAGCAATCAGGCCATACAACGCTATGCCGAGCTGGCTGGTATAAATTTAATTGGTCAGGCTGACGATAAATTCAGCTGGACAAACTGGTATCGGGATGTTGTGGACGATGATCATTACTGGAGTGAACTTGAAATTGCACGCAACGATCCTCATCTGGTGCAGGTCGTGGAAGAGTTGGGCGAAGCCGCCAACGGCGATCATGCCAGTTTAAAAATTGTCAATGTTCCTGACGATGTAGTGTGGGACATAGAAGAATACGACGGGCGCGAACACGTGTCCGAGCAACACAGAATCTGGAGTTGAAATGAAAATCGCAGTTTGTTCAGATGTCCATCTTGAGTTTGGCGATCTAGATCTTCACAACGAGGAAGGTGCTGATGTGCTGATTCTCGGTGGAGATATTTTGGTGGCCGATGATTTGAAAGGCGCAGGATCACCAATCGTTAAGGTGACAGAGACCTTGTCTCTGCGTGCTGAAAGATATGTCGATTTTATCAATCGTTGTTCTGAAAGATTCCCGCATGTAATCTACATCATGGGTAACCATGAACATTATCACGGTGACTTTGCCGAGAGTGATAAACTCATCAAAGGAACTTTTGGTGATTTGAAAAATTTTTATTTTCTCGATAAAGATTGGATCAACATCAACGGCATCTTTTTTTATGGCGGCACGCTATGGACTGACATGAACAAAGAAGATCCCATAACAATGCAGCAAATGGCTTACTGTATGAACGATTATCGGGGTGTGCAAAACTCCGAAAAACAATTTAGACCAGACGATACCGTAGTTGATCATAAAGAATTTTTAAAGGGTCTTGATTTAGCTTTGAGCCTATATCCAAATCATCCTTTTGTGGTGGTTGGACATCATGCTCCAAGTAAACAAAGTACACATCCTCGCTACAAGACCGAGGTGATAATGAACGGTGCCTATAGCACCAATCTGGACGATTTTATTCTAGATCGTCGTCAGATTAAACTATGGACACATGGTCATACTCATGAAGAGTTTGACTACATGATTGGCACTACGCGCGTAGTGTGCAACCCCCGTGGCTACGATGGCTATGAAGCTCGTGCCGATGAGTTTAAACTTAAATATGTGGAGATTTAATATGAGCGATCGCGGAACCTATCTGCCCCTGACCTGGAACGATGAAGAAAAGAACATGGGTGTGTATTTGCCGCCCACGGTACAGCCTGAAGTTGATGAAGCCAAGCCTCTGACGCTGGGACCAGACTTCGAGCATCCGCTGTACCTGGTGGAAACCATCAGCACATTTCGCATGCGCTATGTTGTGTCGGCCAAGTCTGCGGAACATGCCTGCGACACCGTGGTGTTGGAAGAAGCTCAGGAGCTAAGCCAGAAGCACATCGATGAAAACATCATCAGTGTGCGTGAAATCCGCCGTCCAGAGTATAAGAAAATCTTCGACGAAGACAACGACTATCTCAAAGACTGGGATACTGACAAGAAGTTCAGCATGGTGCATGTCGTGGACTACGACAATACCTATAAATAACCAGACAAACAATCTGGCTACAACATGATCAACGTTCAATTTAAACATACAACTTTTAGCAATACTCTGGTCAATGACGTATGTAATCGTCATCTGCACATTGTGGCCGATGACGATAATCCCGCCAGACCCGATCGTTACTGGATTGTAAGCAATACTGGTACCCAGCTCTATACCTATGGTACCAGAAATCGGCATGACAGTTCTACCATGCCGGCTCAGATCAATGGCATTGCAGTAGAACCACAGATTCGTACTGGTGACATAACCTATCATGGACCAGGTCAGCTGGGCTGGCTCTGGATCATCAATTATCGTCGTCTGCTGCGTCAATATGGTAAAGACCTCAACATGCCAATCTTAATGCAGTATGTCTGCACAGCAGTCAATGCAGAATTTTCAGAAACCCTGCAGTCCGATCTTCGAGATCCTGGATTGTATCGTCCCACGGGCGAAAAAATTCTTAGCTATGGTATTGACATGCCGGGTGTTAGCTGGATGGCCATAAAACTTAGCCTAAATCTACATGTTGATCTCAGCGTCTACAACAATGCCACCATCTGCGGCATAGAAAATCGCGCCATGGGCAATCTGCTGCCCAGCCTACCCGATCTGAATACTCAGGCACAGCTAAGCGAATCTATAACACGCCGGGTCTGGGATCAAATCTATACTGAATATCAAATCACAGACTGGGCCGACTAGCCATAAATACTCCTATACCAACTAGGAGGTAACATGGCAGCAAGCACTGGACCAGACGCCTGGGCCAAGTATTATCAGGGCAAAAACGAACTAGCCACCACCATCAAAAAGGCTGGCAACACCTACGATGAAAATGGCAAAGCCACGGGTCAGATTCTGGAGGCTGGCACACCCTGCGTAGTGCTAGCCATGACTGTATATGATTCCAAACCTAGAATACGAGTCAGCATCGGCGGCCAAGTCAAGATTGTAAGATTTAAATTTAATGATCTCACCAAGCCTGGTAACAAGGCCAGCGCAGCCTCCAGTCTTAAACCTCAGGCCTTCAATGTAGTCACACCCACGCCAGTGCAGTTTACTGCCTACAAAAACCTTCTGCTGGCAGCCATAGAAGAACGCACTGACATCGACGGACCGCTCAAGGGATATCTAACTCAGCTATCAGAGTATTGGGGCGGCACCATGGCGGCCAAGACCCGCGCCAAGAAACTCTGGGATGCCATACAGACTCAGATACCAGTCAACGACATCAACAAGGACTTTGGCGAAGTGCTAGGACCCATGGCGGTGCTCAAGCACAACATCTTGGCCGGCACGGGTTTTGAAAAGCAGATCAACGCCACCAGCGGCATCTGGATTCCGGCTCGACCCAACGAGCCGCTCATGGACTACCGAGTCGGCGAAGTAGTAAGCAGTGCCAAGAGCGGTAAAACCACCAACACAGTCAAGCCCGAAGCCATACTGGGTCTACTCAACAAAAATGCCACCAAGAAACGAGCTCATGTCAACACCACAGAGTACAAGGTGCTGCAGATCCTGCATGAGAACCCTCAAAAGGTTGGCGCCATAGAAGCCGCAAAGTTTCTGCTGGGCAGTAAATACAACAGCTGGCTCAAAAGTAATACTGCACTCAAAGGCAAATACACTGTTGAGGATCTAACCTATGCCTGTGAGAGCTACATATCTGCGGAATCCAAGACCGGCAAATTAAACTACACCAAATTGTTTGCCGATGCCATCAAAAACAGCGTAGTCTACATAAAATTTGAACTGGATGCCTCCGGTGTGGGTAAATTTGAAACCATTGTGTCGCAGGACATCATGAAGTCAGCCGCTGGCTCCAGACCGTTTCTGCGCAGCAAGGGACGTGGTTCTGGAGAAAAATTGGGCATACAAATCTAATTCGGTATAAATATAGGGTCGTAGTCATATTTCAATGGGACACATGAGAACATTCCTCAGTTATCTGGTGGAAGAATCCACCGAAGACAAGCTCAAGCATCTGGAGCATCCCGAAGACCACATGGTCAAGAGCGGGGAAGCCGGCTTCCATCATGCCTTCAATACCCTGAAGACTACTGCAGAACATCTGCAGGGACACGACACTGGCACACGTGTCATGACCAAGTACGATGGCGCACCCAGCGTGGTGTTTGGTCGTCATCCCGAGACCGGTAAATTCTTCGTGGCCAGCAAGAGTGCCTTCAACAAAGATCCCAAGCTCAACTATACTGCGGCTGACATCGAACGCAATCACGGCCACGCTCCGGGTCTGGTCAGCAAACTCAAGGCCGCACTCAAACATCTGCCCAAGGTGGCTCC